TTGTCCCCGCTCCGTCGCATGATGAGTGTCGGAATGCTCATTGAGCGGCTTCCCTGATACGGGTCTGAGCCTTCTGGAACGCTTGAGTGATTTCCTCTTGATGTTCTTCCCAGAGTTCACCCTTCTTCTTGGAATTGCGTGACGCCCACTCTTGAAGGTTTTCTTTGGTCGCACAGCCATCAAGATCAAGAAGCATATCGCTCATGGCCTTGTTGCTGTCTGCTACGCTCATCTTTGGAAGAGGGGGTGCTTTGGGCGTTGCTTTGGCGGCGACAGGAGCCTTGTTAGCCTCGTTGCCGTCGTCATCGTCTTCTCCTGCAACGCCGACAATTGCCGACAAACTTAGTCGCTTGGCATAGGTCAAGGCAGCTGCAATCTCTTGATGCTTCCCAGATGCCGTCACTGGATAAGCCGACTCAATCCACTGTCCACTGGCATGGGTCAAACGAGTGTAGAGAACAACTCCGGCTTCTTCTAAGTTAGTCATCTGCATGATCGAGATATTGTTCTTGGATAGCACTGGACGCACAGCATTCAGGACAGACGACAGGTCTGCGTAGGATGATTTGAAGTGCGGGTTGGTCTTGTTGAAAACAGGATTTGCAACCTCACCCTGTGCCTTGGCAAGAGCGGTGGCGATTTCATTGATCTGTTCTGAGGTCTTCATTTGGTTTCCTTTATGGTTATAGCGCCAGTCTTTGATCGTTTTGCAATGATGCCGTGGCCGGAAGCCTCGACAACATCGTCCTCAACCAATTCTTTCAGTATGGACTTAGCCTTGTCATGCTGCTTTGCTAGGTCAAGGGAGCCAAGGAAGTCAGCGGCAGCTGCGCTCCAACTGTTGTTCCCCGACATATCAACCTTACGCTCGACTGGGCCTTGATATTTTGTATGTACGATAACTGGTTGAATATCGTTATGGATGCAGTTCCAGAAGTTTTCCTCGGCGGCAATCAGCTTTGCAGCATAATCAGGATCAAGAGAGACGCTGTATGTCTCATGCTTGTGGTTGCCAAAGATGACTGAAAGAATAGCAGAATCAACCCCACAGACAATCATGTTGTGTGTCAGCTGTGGCATATACTTCTCAAGGACTTCATCTTCCTTGGCAAAGGCTGAGACGTGCTTTGCTTCCCACACGCCACCAATTACCATTCCATCAAGCGTACAGGCCATGAATGGATGATCCAGACATATCATCTGGTCGCCTACATTTGTGACGATCTTTTTATGCTTCTTCTCGTACCATGCGCGGTTGAATGACTCAGTGAATGAGCCAAGCATGACCTGAAGAACTTCAGACAGGTCTTCACCCTCTGCCTTGCCGCTCTTTTCCTTCCACAACTGAAGTATTCTCTCGTCGTTGCCGGACATGATGATATTGGCATCTGAACCGCCAATGCTATTACGCCTGAATGCCTTCTGCTCCGGCGTCAGGCCAAGGTTATCGAGTATGCTCATTAGTGCCTCCCAAAGTTGTCTTCATCACGATATGGATCATTGTCTTTCTTTATCCACTTCTGAACCTGCAAGAATACAAAGTAGATAAGCAGAGTCCCAGACACCCAACAGGCCATGAATATCCATCCCCATTCATGACCTGCGATGTAGTCCTCATACATTTGCAGCCATGAAGTGTTTAAGCTCGGCGTCGAGCTTCTCACGCAGCTGAGAAGGAGTCCCACGATACATGAGGACAGCCTCTTCATGAGACACCGCTTGGCCCTCAATCCGAGGTGCAGTGTTGATCAGAATGTGCATTGCCGTCTTGTTTGCCTGATCAGAATATGTGAAGGTAATACTGAAGTCTTCAATGTCATTGAAAAACGATGTTGCCATGCCTAATCTCCCTGTGGCGTTGTTTGACAACAGAAACATAACCCAAAAAAATAATATTGCAAGGGGGCTTGACGATGATAAAAAATAAAAATAGATTTGCAGTGTCGCCAATCGACGAAAGGACGCTAGATGGTATTGCGTTTGCGTCCAAGAAGGAGATGAAGCGATATGCGGAACTCAAGCTGTGGGTCAGGGCCAAAGAAATCTCTGATCTTGAACTGCAACCTGAGTTCCGTGTTTCTATCAATGACCAACACTACTGCACCTACACGGCAGACTTTGCCTACACGTTAAAGGGTGACCGGATCATTGAGGAGTTAAAGTCTACAGGGACGGCAAAGGATGCCGCGTACCGTCTCAGGAAGAAGGCAGCGGAGTTGTTTCACGGTATCAAGATCAAGGTGATTATCAGATGACTGACAGCACAATGAAGATGTCGTTAGATGCTTTTCTCGACCTCGTTGCCCACCCAGACACAACACGGGCAGAAGGCAGGATGGCATTCAGGGATGGGTATTTAATAGATGCAAACCCGTGGCCTTCAGATGACCCAAGACGGGGCTACTGGAATGAAGGTTGGGAAAGCAAATATTGGGAGGAAGAGTGATGGACATAGTTGAGCGATTAAAAACCGTTGACATTAGCTGGAGCCAAGAAGGTGAATTGTGTGCCGAGGCAGCAGATGAAATCATCAAGCTGCGGAAGGATTACAACCGTGTTCGTGTGCGGTTGCGGAATGCACTATATAGGATCGCCAATATGGAAAGCGACCCTGAGTTTGGTTTTCCACCAATGGCAACTGTGCAGAAGATTGCACAAGACGCATTGGAGGATGAGTGATGGACGTACCTGATGTCCTAGGACAAAAGGTATCTAACCCCCCTGAAACAGCAATAGGAAAGAAAGCACAGTGATGGGAGCCGTTGAGACAATTAATCTTGTTGATGAATACAACAAATTGAAAACAGAGAATGAGCAGTTGCGGGAAGCGTTACGACTTGCAGGTAATAGGGTTGAACCTTTGGCATCATTTCAGCAAAAGGATATCGGCTCATCAACCATCAGGGTTGGGGAAGAAACAAAATTCAGCCGCGATGCGCGCAGCTTTAATGGAGAGAAGTGATGGATGACACTGAAAAATTAGCTCAAATGATGATCCGATGTGGATTGGCAACGGGACACGGTGACACCATCGACGATTTATTTTTTGAATTGGAAAAACAAATCAAGAATACATCGCACGCATTTAGCGATGCGCGGAAAAAGATCGCTTGGCTGAAGCAAGTTTTGCAACAAATCGCAGAGGAAGGCTCGGGCCATGGTCAGGCTCTTGCGTATGCCGCTTTGAAGGAGAAAGAGTGATGGAAACCGTTGAACAGATCAGTAAGCTACAGTTGCAACTCAAGATGCTTCAGGACGATGAAATGCAGGACGCTAAAACCATCCACAATCTGTCAAAAATGGCGGCGCGGTTCCGCAAAGGGCTAGATCGGATATACGAGCTGCACAATAGCGGCGATGAATATAGTGAGCGCGAGATAAACGACATGACATATGAGATCGTTGTTGACGCGCTAGCGGGGTATAAGTGATGGACACAATAAGCGACGTGTGGACGCTCAAGCTGCTGGCGTTTGCGATTATCTGGATGGCGGCTTGCCCGTTTTACTATACCTACAAGGACTACGACGTGAACGTGAAAACGGTGACGGTAATGATGTTCCCTTTGATCATGTTCTTGGTTTGGTTTTTTGTATTTTGGTGGGGGTGAGTGATGGATGCCATTGAGACGGAAAAAATTGTTACCACGGCTGAGATGTTTGAAATCGTTGGCAATGAATTAAAAGAAAAAAATGCCGAGATCGAGCGGTTGCGGACAAATCAGAGCATCATCATTGCATTGTTCCGGATTTACATGATGCGGCTTAACCCAGATTACTCAGAGGAGGAGTTTGATAAACATATCGCTAATATGTTGGAGGAGAAAGAGTGATGGATGAAGACATTGTAGTGACCCTAAAGCGGAGCAACGACCTGCTGATGACTTTTGGCAACGACTATTCTGATGTGTTTCTGCCAGCGATTAATAAGATCGAGCAATTGCGGTTAGCTAATTCAGACCTTCAGATGTGGTATGATTATGCCAAAACTGAATGCGATAAACTGCAAACTGAAGTTTTAAGACTGCGTGGATCGTTGTCTTTTATCTCAATGTTGACACCGCTCGATGGTCAATCATGGGAGAGTCATGCAAAGTTTATTAACGCTTATGCTCTTGATCAATTAGAGGAGGAAGAGTGATGGACATTGAGATAGCTGCTGCCCTACTTATGATACTGGCTGCGTTGGTAATTGAAACGCTTATGTCACACATTGACGACCTTGAGTCGGAGAAAGAGTGATGATGGATTTGTTGTTTTATATTGGAACAGCAGTAATTTGCATCTCGCCTCTACTACTTGGGATTATGATAACTCGTAAGGAGAAAGAGTGATGGAAGATAAAGAATTAACAGCCGCCCAATATTGGGAAGCACAAGCCTCAATGTGGCATGAAAACTACAAAGATGCTCTTAAATATGAACTTGACCATGCAACATTCAAAGAGGCATTGGAGCGTCTGGCATCAGGCAAGTGGCCCGCAGATCGAGCTAGGCTTATTGCAGATAAAGCGTTGAACAATAGAAAGGTGCAGTGATGGCAACAAAGAAGAAAGGCATTCTCACATCAGCGCCGCAGTGGCGGGATCATTTGAAAGACTGGAAGAAAGTATTTTGGAGCGCAGAGCGCAAGGCCGTTCAGAGACAGATTAAGAAGGAGATTACTAATGGCTTACGACAATAGCGGGA